TGGCAGCAGCACCTACATTTAGAGTTTCTTTTAATTCAGTATGTTTATTAACTGTTAGTGTATCATCAAACTGAACTTGTTGTACCGCATGTAAATCTCCATTTATGTCTACTTGGTAAGTTGGATTACTGTTATTAACACCAACTTTTGTCATCCTAAAGATGGATGCATTGTTACCAACTCCATTATATCCCCACAAATCGTTTGTAAATATGGTTGACAAACCAGTGCCAGGAAAAGTTGGATCAGCAGCAGTTGGTCTTAATGTATCTGTTCCAAGTCCAAGACTATTTCTCTGAACAAAATTTATTGTTGTAAATGATTGTGCAGCACCAACGGTCTGATGATTCTCGTCAGTGGGAAGGAATTGTCCTTCATCCTGTATGAAGATACCTTCATCAAAACCTGGTGTAAGTGCTACCCATTTGATTCCAAGTTGATCTCTTCTTAACCAGTAGTTATTTTCACCAGGTGAACCAGAGGAATCATAAATGTTTCGACTTACTGAAATACTTCCTTTTACATCAAGTCTTAACTCTCCTTCTCCTGCATTATCTAAATCAGTTATAGAAAGAGGATTAGCAGGAAAAGTTGTTCCTAATCCAACTCTTGATACTCTACCTCCAACATCAGGAACAATTAAATCTCCTAGAACTGAGACACCGATTCCAGTAGTTCTGAATTTTTTTATTCCAGCATTATATAAAGCAACTCTTGCATTATTACCACCATGCATTTTTAATAATGGTTGCCAACTTTGATCAAAGAATTGATATGCTCCTGGTCCATCACCACCATTTGACTTAAATATTAATCCACCCGATCCACTCTCTTCAATTAATGAGGTTCTACCATCAACAACTGAGTCTCCATTAGAATCAAGTTGATCCTTAAGAGATATGGTATGAGATATTTCTAAATCATTTCCTGTTCCAAAAGTAGCTTTTGATTCATCAACAAACTTAAGTCTATTATTAGATTTATCAAAAAATACTGATGATATTCCACCAGACCCATTAAAAATTACATTGTCTTGAAAACTAGATATACCAACAAACGTGGATAAACCAGCGACACGCAAATTTTCAATTTCTAAATCAATAATTTTTGCTTTTCCACCTACATCTAACAATTCTGTTGGGTTAGTACTTCCAATACCAACTTTACCAGGATTTAATCTACTGTCTGCTACTAAAACAGTACCACCAACTCCAACTGCTAATCTATCTCTTAATTCTAAATCTGTAAATGAAAGTGCTTCTGCAAAACTTACCGAATCTAAAAAATTTACTCTATTATGAAAAGTTGTTTCTGGATTTCCAAAAATATTAGATACAGTTAGGTTATCAATTGTGAGTTGTGGAAGAGGAGGTACAGTTAATGTTCCTTTTATTTCTAGATTTCCTTGTAAATCTACATCCTTTAAAAAGGTTACCTTTTCATTAAATTGTGCCTCATTACCCGTAACATTTAAATTAGTCATATTAATTCTCCTAATTTAATGAATCAAAAATTCCTTTTGCTTTATTTTGTAAATCACTTGTCGCTTGTTGCAATCCACTTCGAAGGGCATCTTTATCAATGCTATCGGCAACATTCTCTATTTTTTCAGTGATGGCAGATGCTTTCTCTTTCAGAGCATCCATATCAATTGGACTATCACCAACTCCAGGTACAACTGGTCCTGATAAAAATTCATCTAATTCAGGTGGTTGACGAAGGTAATCATCTCCAACATAAGTTGGTTTCATTATTTGTTGCACCCATGTCCCTACAGTATTTGCAACTAAATTTCCTATCTTACCGAATGCGTCCACTCTTATACCTCTGAGAAGTATTCTCGATCCAGCATTCAAAGTGATATTTCTACCTGCTTTTAAATCAATATCTTCATTTGCCTGTACAGTGACACTTCCACCAGAAATTCTTATGTCTCCATTTTTAACAACAGTAATGTGAATATCACCTTGAACTGAACTGATTTTAATCCCAACATCACTTGGACTATTTTTAGATCCTGCAATGATCTCCACTGTTCTTTCATTAAGATTTCTATAAACTCCAGATTCACTAAATGCCTCCACATTTGTCTCTTTGTTATCTGTGACAGCATACCTCATAAAAACTTGCTGTCCATCAGTTCCCATTTGTGGATTATTGAGATCTAGTCTATACTTGGGACCTTTGCTCTCACAATATCTTGCTTCCCAATTTTGATCTGCTCTTTCTCCCATTAGTAACCTCCTCCATATCCACCACCACCTGAAGGTGGAGCACTTGGTGGTGGACTACTTGGTGGTGGACTACTTGGTGGTGTTGGTGATGGTGTTGTATTATCAATCATTGGTGATGTTGGTGTTATAGTTGGTTGACTTGTTGATTCTTGTGTAGTAGTTGTTGCCACACTAACAGCAACAGGAGCAAAACTTTGTTCTGGTGTATCATAAATTATTTCATGTGGAGTTGATGTGTGTGCGATACCCACCATTTTCACTCCCCTTGTAGGATGTAAATGGAAAGGTCCATAGTATGGTTTTCCGTTCACATATCCAACCAACTTGTTTGTTTCAGGTCCTACACAATCAATTACCTGAATAACTTCTCCTTGTGGAGTTAGTGGTAGTCTACCAATTATTGGTTTAAGAAGAGCACCAACACCAGTGGGTGAAGATACAATAATTCTAGGTATTCTAGTGATCTTAACATTATTTATCGGTATTGCAGATATTATTCTTCCATTATCAATCGTGAGATTATATTGTGTGTTACCATCTGATGCAGTGGTTGAATCAACTTCATATCCTGAACCACCATCACTTACCTTAGCTGCTATCACTCCTACAGGTATATCATCTGAATTTACAACTTCATCAGTGTTGGAGGATGGATAATTTTCTCCTTCAGAAATTATATCTACACCGATAATTTTGCCATAGGTATTAGAATCAGGATTGTAATCCACAATTGCTCTCGCATGTGCACCATATCCCTTTCGACAAGGATCTTCAATACTAACAATTGGTGGAGATGAAAAATATGAAGAACCAGGATCTGTGATCTCTACACCTATAATACTCGCTGTCCTACTCACATCAGCAGTCACATCAGATAATCCCTCTGTATTATCAACAATTCCACCCAGTATTGCTTTACCAAACCCTCCAACACCATCACCACCGAAGAAACTCACTGTTGGTGGTCCGCAGAATGTTTTAGATGCACAGTCTGGTTTCGTGATAGGACCACTATCTGCACCAAGAGTGTCTGCGATATTCATATTTTTAAGAACATTATCATAAGCGTCTTTTACATCAAATGATCTTTGAGGACCATATCCAGTAGAAAACTTCTTAATTTGTCCTACACATTTACCACTTGATTGATTGCAACTTAAAACTTCTCCAATGGATTTAAATGTATTAGAAGAACTCCGTAAAAGATCTTGAACTTTAAAACTTTTTGGAATCACATTACCCAAACCTTTGAGAGGTGCTTCCAAAGCATCCGATATATCATTAGTGATACCATTTAACAATGAACCAACGAGTTGTTCTGTGACACATGTTCCAGTATCTACAACCTCAAAGACTGCCTGTTCAATCATACCCCTTATGGTTTTATCCAAACCACCTACAATTTTTCCTGGTAAACAATCAAGATTATCCTGTAAAGCTGCAATCTTTCCGACCTGTGCTTTTTGTGCATTAATTCCTGCTAATTTTGCCAAACCACTATTCTGTGTGGTTGCTAGTACTTTAGAAAAAGTATCATTATACAACGATTCTAACCCACCTTGAATTGTTGGAACCATGCTTGAATAAACAGATTCTGTCATAGCAGAAACAGCACCATTTGATAAAGATTGAATTTGTTTGGTGACACTTGCAACATCAGATAGGAAATCTGTTCCCTCTCCAACCCCATTGAGTAGATTATCTAAACTTGCAGAAACTTTACCTACAAAATTATCAGCACAAGCATCTGCAGGAACTTCAACAACTCCTAAAGTAGATGAAACAGATAAATCTTTCTTTTCACCTTCCCCTTTATTTTTATTTTTTTCATCTATTTGTTTTTTATCAAGTAATGATCCAGATTTACTAGACTCCGTATTCGTATCATTCTCCTCACCAGCATCCAACGTGCCACTTGGAGGTGGAATTTTTTCTGTATAACCTGTAAATGGCAAAAATCCCAACGATTCTGATGGTAAATCCTGTACTACATCTCGTGTTCTACCAAATGCACCAAGTATAACTGGTTGTTGAGCCACTTCACCATCAAGGAAAAATCCAATGACAACATCACCAGGTCTTAATGCAATTGTTGTAGAGAAACTTGCACCTCCTGTGCCTGATGTAGCAGGAAGCATAACATTAGCCCAAGGTAAATCAGCATCAGATAGTTCTGCTTTAGAAAATGGATGATATCCCATAATTCTAACTTTAAGTCGATTACCCCATGTTTCAGCACCTTTCTTTGGAGCAAGTTGTTCTCCCTGTGCAGTGGATGGTGCAATCTGTCCAACCCACCAACGAAAACCATCTTTACCTACAAAATTAGTTTTTACTAGTGATTCATCTATCATTTATTTACCTCCATATAATCCAAATGTATCTCTCACTAATCTCATTGATGTAACGGATCTTTTTGCTTCAAAGTGATGACATAATTCTTTTATTAAGTATTTACCACTTGTCTCTTTATCAAATTCACCCGAATCCTCTCTTGATATCTTAGGAAAATTACAGGTAATCACATCACCTGCTTTTAAATCTGTATTACATGGCACAACCATACTCAAACTTTGTGTCATCAGAAGATTATATCTTACTATATTCTGTCCTTGATATTTTTCAGGACCATAATTTGTGTCTTTAGATATAGTAGTCCCTGCTCCAACATCAACGATTTGTGTGATAACTCTAGTCGGTAAATCATCAAGAGTTAAATCTGACTCGTCAGATATTTTCGGTAACTGTAAATCCCCACCTAAATTAGAAATCTTTTTTTCCTTACCTATATTTTTTTGTCCGTATTTAAATTGTTCCTGCGTAAAACTAAAATTTAAAGGATTGAAAGTAAGACGTGCAAAAGAATAAGTTCCTTTTTTTAAGTTGCCTATGATATCTTGATTCTTGTCAACACTGTAATTTAATATGTTAAAATCATTATTTCTCTCTATTGAACTTTCATTCACCTCTGTATATGTATACGTTGCTTTTGATTCACCATCAATTAACGAATCAATTGATTTAAATTTAAATCCATCCTGTGTTTGGAAGAAAACAAAACCTGCAGACGCATCTTTTGATTTATTTGGAATCGATTTAGAAGCAAGTGAAATGAGTGTTGCGAATGGTTTCTTTAAATTACCTAAAAATTCATAAGGCAATAAAGTTTCTTCAACCTCATATCTTGATTCATCTACCTTTAAAACATCCTTAAGTATAACTTTAACAGTTTCACTTATAATACCTTTGTATCTTTTCATTACTCTTACGGTTTGATTTGTTATTGCCTCTCTGGAAACTAAATTAAGTAGAAAACTTTCTCTTTGAGTTTCTTGTAAAACTTGAGTAATACTTGAGACAAACAAGTATTTTTTAGGATCTGATGAGAAATCAAGACCAGTTTTTTCCTCACCTTTAAATGTTTTTCCCTGATCTAATATTTTCATCACCAATCTCTCTCCTCCTCGCAATGGTAATCCATTATAAATTGATTGTTTAGGACCATCAACTTTTGAATCATCTTGTGGATCTTTAGGAGAAATAGAGTCACCTGTATTGATAACTCTTACTTTTGCTGTAATATTAGGTGAAAAAATATCTTCATAGTAATCAATTGATACAATTCCTTGTTTCAGATCAGCTGTTCTTTTCTGATCATTTGATTCAAGAAATAATTGTTCGAAAGTAGCAGAGGATGATGCTGACATGTTATTCTGTTAGTGCCATATTTAGTTGATCGTTTGCAGTATTGCCACTCTTGACAATAATAATTTCACTTTTTTTTCCAGTGTTATTTGTTCCACCTGATTGTGATCCGTTATTATTTACCATCACAATTGTTTGTTTAGGTTTTCTTTGTGGAGTGAATTTACCTGTATTTACCTGATTGTTATTAGATTTTATTAAATTAGAATTTTGTCCAGTGCTCGTAACTGTAGATTTTTTTCCTGTATTTCCATTTACAACACCTCCTGTATTTCCATTTACAACACCTCCTGTATTAACAGCACCATTACCACTTTCAGTGCTCATATTCATAGTTTTTGCACCACCACCCGTATTTGACGTATTTACAGTGCCTGTATTCGTGGTGCCACTCATATTATTTTTATCAAACGCAGCATCAACCTTTTTCTTTTGTACCGCTACTTCTTTCACTCCTTCAGGTGTAGATGGGTCAATTGATTTTTCTAAATTTTCCTTACCAACAATATCGACACCTGTACCTGCCTTTTCAATTGATTTTATAGTATTATTCCAATCTTCACTTTGTTTAGACATGGTTGATGATATGTCAGCAACAGACGCTATATTTTTTTCTTCTGTCACCTCTTTCTTGTCTAATTCAGTTTTTATCTCTTTTTTCGGTTTTTTCTTCATTCCTAAGAAATTTTTGGCAGCATCACCCAATTTATCTTTCATATTGATAAATCCATCTTTGATTTTATCAAATGCGCCCATAATTTTTTCTTTTATATTATCAAAGGTTATATTTTTTATGGCATTAAAAGCTTTTTTAATCACCTTACTAACATCTTGAAAAAAACCTTTTATGCTATTAAAGAAATTTTTAAATTTTTCTACAATATTTTGTATTGTTTCTATTATTTTTTTAATAAATTTTATTATTTTTGGAAGTTGATTGAATATAAATCCAAACAAAATAGCTTGTAAGAATGCTATTAATCTTTGTAGAATACCTCCACCAGCACCTCCAACTTTTTTTCTTTCAGATTTTCTTTGATTTTTTTGTTGCTCTAGTGCCTCCTCCTGCTCTAATCTTCTTTTTCTCTCTCTTCTCTTTTTCATGAATTTTTTTCCCGCCACTCTCACACGTTTTTTTATTTTTGCATTTTTAGCTGCAGATTTTGCAAATGTTTTAGTGCTCTTTGCAACACCTTTCATGGCACCTGCAGATTTTGCTGCGATTTTTGCTCCTATTTTTGCTATAGCTGCTATTGCCATATTTAACCTCCTGCGTTATATTGCATTTCAGTATAATCAACTTCCGAATTGTCACGATTCTTTGAATTCACTCTAATGTTATTAGTCGCATTACCTTCATCAGTGGGGATTTCTCCTCCAGTTCCTCCATTATTGACTACTTTTACTTCTGCTTCAACGTCATTAAGAGTTGTGACTCCCGTTTTTGTAACATTTGAATTGATTACTGAATCATTTCCGTTAGTATTAAGGGTGGTATTAATAGCATCATCTCCAGATATAGTGACAACTTTTTTATCATATTTTTGTTGAATTTTTGACTCTGCAGCTTTCTTCAATCTATTTGTTTCTGCAATATAAGCCCGCAATTCTGGATAATCTTTAGGATCAGGAGCATCCGCTAAGGGATGACCAGGTTTTTTTAATGAATCATATAGTTGTTTATAACCTGGTTTTCTCTCTCTGTCTATTTTTTTATTTGATTCTCTTATTTCCCTCTGTCTTTGTTTATTTAAATCATTTAGATTTGTTGTGGCGGCATCCTCTTTTATAACCGCAGCTTTTTCTTCTTCTGTTAATTCATCAAATTTGAGTCTCTTGTCTTTACCGTCTCTCTTCACAAGATATCTTTTACCCTTGTATTCCATTTTAAGAAAATTCATAAATGCATTTGTATTTCTGACACCCGCTTCTTCCAATTCCCCCTTTATCTCTTTCCTTTCATTTGCAAAAACATCTCCACCCCTTGATTTATGAATTATTTTTTTTATCGCAAAAATTGTTGCAATACCAGCAGCTATACCCAAAGCTATCAATCCAGCAGGACTAGCTAAAAATCCTATGATCGCAGTCATAACTGGTATTATCGCACCAGCAACTGTCGAAATAATACCAGGAAGTGCTAATAATCCACCATTCAATGCCAAAAATATACCACCTGCTATTGCAAGTGAACCTATTATTTGATTTCTCATCTTCTTAAAAGTCTCAGTATCACCAGACATCATTGCCTGAAACATTTTTATACCTTTATTGGCAACAAATCCCATGAAAAGAGCTGAAAATGCATCAACCAATCTTCCCATAATACCTTTAACAGTTTTTCCCACAGCTTCAACAGGTTTAAGTAAACTCTTACCAACAGACTTTCCTACACCCTCTAAAAGACCCTCTTTTTTCTTCTTTTTATCCTTTTCATCTTCTAGTTGTGTTTGTCTTTGATCTTCTCTTTGTTCCTTTTTTTCCTTCTCGGCATCACCTTTTAATATTTTTGATACTTTTTCAATATTTGATTTTACAATGTTCTTTAATATGGTTATTTTTCTTGAATTATTTGATATCTGTTTCGAAAGAGTTTCAATTAACTTATTTTGAGGTTGAGCACCACCTGAAGATCCCTTATCTGCACTATCACTTTTAACTATCGCACCGAATTGTGCAAGTGGTTTTGTTATTTTACCCACCTTTGATAGTTTAGAGTTAGTCTTACCAAATACCTTATTTGCATTTATTTTTCTATTTTTAAATATTGATATTCTTTCTTTTTTTGTTAAAATTCTACCTGTGGATGGATCAACACCAGTATCCGCAGCATCCAAATTTGGATTACCAGAAACGTTAAAAAATGAGTCTTTTGAGATACTTGACTTAGCCACGTTGTTGTTTTTGCTTTAGATTTTCTTCCTCTATATATTGTTCCAGAAGAGCGACATATACATCTTTCTCCCAAGGAATCATATTTTCAATCTCAGTTAATGAGTATTTATGATGTTGCATCAAGGCAAAGTTAATTTTAAAGTATGACTCCAAATTGGTATGAGCCATACCTACTCGAAAAAAGATGATAACCCTTCAAGAACTATTTCATTTTCAACTTTAGTTTTTGGATTCGTAACCTTGATCGTGTGAGATAATTTAGGCATGGTATCAAAAAATTGTTCTACATCCTTAAATTGTTTAGAATTTAATTGGTCAAGAAATTCTGTCATTTCTTTTTTTGTACAATCTGATGTATTCCATGATTCTTCCTCATTATATATCTGATCAATACATGAAATTATTAAATCAAATGATTGTTCAACTGATATATCATCATCCAAGTTGAAATTGGTTTTGACAAATTCATTCATAGATGGATATTTCATTCTCATTGTCAAATTATCATCTAATTTGATATCCTTATTATGTTTAGGATCTCTTTTGATTTGTATTTCATCTAATGGAATAATTACAGGCACTTGCGTTTTTTCATCATCAGGACAAGTGATAAGAACTTCAACATTTTCACCGACAGATTTTCCCCTTATATTAAGAAAAAGATATTCAATATCAAAAGTAGATAATTTTTCAACTTTGATTCCCCTTGACAAAATACAATTGTTGATAACAGTTTTAATTGCAGTTGTAATCTGTTTCATATCTTCAGATTCCATCGCAATTATTAAAATTTTCTCCTCTTTTACTAAAAATGGTCGATATTTTATTTTTCGATCACTTGACGGTAAAACCAATTCATAAGTAGGGGTGGCAATTTTTGGTAATGGCATAATGTTTATAACACTTCAGTATTTTTATTTATAGTGGTTTTTAAAATCCTCTCAGATCAAAAATTTTGCGGGATTTTTTTTCCCCGATTTTTGGAATTAAAAGTTCATTTTCGTACACTAAAAGAATTCTATTGTTTGACCATCTTCAGTAAGAGTTCTACCTGTGACGACTCCTTGCTTAAGATTTTCACTTCTATTTCTATTAAATGATAAACTAGTTTCTTTACCTGCAATATATCTCTCATAACTAAATGTAACATTTAATCGAAGAATATCAGAGCTTCCGTATTGGACTGATGTGGATGACATATTTATCGGAAACAATCCAAAGAAAGTATACTCGATCTCTGATCGATAGTCAATGTTGAACTTAACAATTTTTGTCTTATCACATTTATAACCAGAATTTCCTCTTGGATATCTCATACGATAGAAATATCCTAAATCTCTCTTATCAATCGGTGCATTTTTTTCTGATCCACTTGCAATATAATCTATCCAATGTTCAAAAAATTTAATCATCTTGTAATCTTTATCAACGTAGAATTCTAACGACAATTCAGTGAATATTCTTGTGTGAGCAAATTTTTCTTGAACTCCTATGAAATTTCCAAATATATCTGTTGTAGCTAAAGAACTACCAGGTATAGATGCCTGACTACACAATAAACCTGCGTTCTCTGTTATAAATCTCCTGTTGACTCCCTTTGTTCCAAGAAATTTAAAGAGGTCTGGTGATAAACCATCAAAAAACACCTGATAATGAGATGTTTGTGCTACATTTGTCAGTATCGGTTTTATATCAGCTATTTTTCTAGGACGAACCATCTAAATACTTTATATTTTATCTTATATCTATTTAGATGTCATATAAGGGAAGATATAGACCATCCAACCCCAAAAAATACAAGGGTAACCCATCAAACATAGTTTATCGGTCACTCTGGGAGAGAAAGTTCATGGTCTATTGTGATAATCATACTAAAATACTTGAGTGGGGTAGTGAAGAGATCATGTTACCCTATCGATCTCCAATTGATAATAAAATACATCGATACTATCCCGACTTTTATATCAAGGTGAAAGAATCGAATGGTAAAATCAAAAGATACATCATTGAGATCAAACCAAAAAAACAAACGATAGAACCAAAGGTCAAGAAAAGAAAAACGAAAGGATATATCTATGAAGTATACGAATATGCAAAAAATCAGGCAAAATGGGAAGCAGCAAAAGAATTTTGTAAGGATCGGATGTGGGAGTTCAAAGTATTAACAGAAGATGAACTAGGTATCAAGAAATGAATAGTTATCCAACCGATGATAAAGAAAATAGGGTAAGGTCTGTAGTAGATAATTTACTAGGGACAGAGGATGCTGATGATATAATGATTGAGTTAATGGACAGCTTAAATAGCACGGTGACATCATCTCCAACTGTTGGAAAATATTATGTGTTCGTATATAATGCTAAAACTCCTAACATACAATATGATTCTAATCCATTAGTGGCAGTCACCGACGTATTCGACTGGGGATTTCGTGGTGTCAATCTACACATCGGTCAATACCGTAATTATACCACTAATGAACTGGTTGGACAGTTATACGAAGTGAATCCTGACGAACTATCAGACGTAAGGGAACTACCTTTTGGAAATATCACGCTAAATAACTAAAAAACAATAATGGCAAAGGGTAAAAAAAGAAAATTTGGTAATTTCAGATATCCGATGGCAGTATTGGATAAACATAGTGACTTTCTTGAAATTAAGGTACTTGAATATAGAGCACCAGGATTTGAATCTTCGGGTGAGGGCAAATCATTCAGTTTGAAGGCTAGTTCTGATACACTTGGTAAAAATAAAGAAGATATATTGGGAACAATTATTCTTCCTGTGCCACAAACTATAACAGATTCTAATGGAGTCACTTGGGGTGAGAATAGTTTGAACGGACTTGCTGCAAAAGGACTTGGCATAGCGGGAGCAATTATGAGTGCAGACTCTATGAAGGAAGCAGGTACAGAATTAACAGAGCAAAGTAAAGAAGCCGCATCAACATTTTTAAAAGATGATATAACTAAACAAGCTATAAATGCACAATTTGCATCAATGGCGGTAAATGCTCTCGGTGGTAACACAACTAGTGGATCAATTCTAGCAAGAACTACTGGTTCAATCTTAAATCCAAATATGGAATTATTATTTGGTGGTGTTCAGTTAAGAAGTTTTAGTTTTGACTTTGATTTTGCACCCAGAGATGAAAAAGAGAGTATCGAAATTAAAAAAATAATTCGTGCGTTTAAAGTTCATATGAATGCTAAAAGAACAACCCAAGACAATGGTGGAGGTTCTGGTTTATTCATATCATCACCTGATGTATTTCAATTAACCTACAAAACAGGAAATAAAGATCATCAATTTCTACATAAATTTAAACCGATGGCTATGTTAAATATGGCAGTCAATTATACTGGTGCAGGAACATATGCAACATATGATAATACTTCTCCAGTGCAACTTAAAATGAATCTTACATTTCAAGAATTAAATCCAATATACTCTGAAGATTATGACGGAGTTGACAATCCAGATGGAGGAACAGGATTCTAATGGGATACTTCAGAGAACTACCAAATCTACAATACCAATCACCGTATTCAAATCGCATTTCGAGTGCGTCCTACATAACTGCAAAGAATATTTTTCGTCGTATGAAAATACGTGATGATCTAAAAAATGTTTTTAGTGTTTTTAATAAATATGAAATTGACGATGGGGATAGACCAGATACAGTTGCATTAGACCTTTACGGTAAATCAAATTTAGATTGGGTGGTGCTTATCACTGCAAACATTATTAATGTTCGTGATGAATGGCCTTTGTCAAGCAAGGAATTATATGATTTTACTGTATCAAAATATGGATTAACCGAAATTAATAACGTCAGACACTATGAAACCACTGAGATAAAAAATAATCGTGGCATAGTTGTTTTACCAAAAGGAAAAGTTGTTGATGAAGATTTTAAAATAAGGAAACCCGATATCGCAAATGAAGCAACAACAACAATCAATCCTGTAAGAGGTATTACATATTATGAATATGAGGCAGATATTAATGAAAAGAAAAGAACGATAGATGTTTTACGTCTAGAATATTTACAACAATTTTTAAATGACATAAGAAATGAGATGACCTATAAGAGATCATCTCAATTTGTGAACGATAAGTTGATAAAAACAGAAAATACTAGAATAACTAATTAATTATTCTTCTGCAAGTTTCTGAAAATAAGATAATGCATCATCATCATCCTCGTTTACGGATGACGGTGTAGTAGATACGGCAGTGGTTACTAACTCTTCAGCAGCTCCACGGTCTGTATCCTCTTCTTCAAATGAACTAGATGGTCTCTTACTACCAAGCACATACTCCAGACGTTTTTTCAAGTCATCATATGACTTGAACTGATCTGTATCGACAAACTCTTTGAGGGAGTTTTCTTTTTTCCACACAGATTCGAGTGCATCATCATCATCAAGTAAAGGAGTAACAGCAGTGAACTCAGAACTATCATAGTTTCTGTATCCTGCTACGTTCTTTGCCTTGAGTTTAAAATTGGCACCCTGCCAGAAATCAAATGGATCAATCGCTTCCTCATCTTCGAACTCAGGTTGCATTGCTGCTGTGAGTTTGTCAAAGATTTTCTTTCCATACTTATATAAGAATACTTTTCCTTCGTTCTCAGGATTAGCAGGATCTTTTACAACATAGATGTTACTGATATATGTAAGTTTGCGTTTCTGTTTGCGAGCAGCATCCTTACCTGCATCTGTTCCATTGTTCCATAACTGAGAATTATACTCTGATACGGGATCTTTCTGACCAAGTGTAGTGAGAGAGTTTTCAATATACCAACCACCAGGACCTTGGAATGCGTGACTGTACAGTTTTACAAACGGTAAGTCTTCTCCGTCTGGTGCTGGCAAGAATCGAATAACGGCATATCCGTTACCTGACTTATCGACTTCCAGTTTCCACAAACGGTCATCACCTGATGCTCCGTTAGTGTTTAGTTTTTCGACTTCCTTAACTAACTTTGCAGTTAAAGAACCTAGTTTTGATTGCTTTTTAAGATTAGCAAATGACATTTGGATACCTCGGATTAAATTAGATTTCGTTGGATGTTTAGATTATAATAGATTGTTTATGGTTTGTCAATAGTCTCTTTGAGTTTAGAAATTGTCTTTCTCATACCATCAAAGAGCAAGTTCATATCAGTTCCTTTGGGGAATCCCATTAAAGGAATAGATTTTTGTAAGTGTTCTTTCATTTTAATTGCATCAGGATCATCAGAAAGTGACAAACGAGTATACATAACCTTTTGTTTTTCTAATAATTCTGTCAATAGATCAATGTGTTCCACCTTTTCATCATGATCCATAGTGGGAAATTGCATTACATTACCATATAAAGCTTTTTGAAGATCATTAATCTCCTCAAGTTCTTCTTGAATGATTTCTGAATCGAAAAAATTACTCATTTACAATCTCTCTTAAAATTTTTTTATAGTGAAATACATTAATATTTAGGAAGGGTATATATTTTTTCATTTTCATACTGACGGTTTCCCACACTGGATCTTTGAGTTTACGATTAAATTTTTTTCCAAAAGAAAATATTTTTTCAAAAATCACAAAGGTTTCTAAACTGATCTCTCCACCCAGATATTTTTTAAGTATTGGTGGATGACCTTTCGAACAATTAAATACTTCTTCTAATTCTTTTTCCGATAATAATTTCTTTGACTGCTCCTTAAACATATACGACAAACTCTGTTGCCTTTTCATCCAATCTGCATATGTTCTCTCTCCAGAGTTTATGATTTCCCCAATCCACAAGTTCTGTGGAGTGTTTGTTGTGACGAAGTTTGCCAGTAAGAAATCAGTGATCTCCTGATCAGAATACTTCCTTGATGTTTTTTCAAACCAATACTTATCCTTTCTCTTATTAAAAGATGCCATTGTGGCTTTCGATTTACCTCCATACTTAAAAAAGTCATATCTCTTATTTGTGAAATGACTTTTCATAGAGAGATATGTCTGGTAGGTTTCAAATGGTGTCACTTTCATCATCATCCTCTTCACATTCTAATTCTGTAATTGCATCAACTGGGACTTCTGCCTTTCCAATTCGATACCAATGTTGATCAACTCCAATACTATCAGGTTTAATTCCCAAGTATTCTAAATCAGGAAATGTATGCTCACGCAATATTGCCTGTAGTCGATAATGCATTAAGTCTTTTGTTTTCATTATAAAGGTAGTTTAGCTCGTGATGTCTTCTTCATAAAGTTTAACTGAATCGCATCATATTTCAACCTTTCTTTAAGAGGTTTTGTAACAAGTTTCGTCACAGATTGTATCTCTATGTCATTTACCTCACAATATTGACATATTGCATCTATGTAATTAATTTTTTCTTCGGCAACTATTTTTTCTATCTCCATCGAAAACTTCGTAGGAGTTAGAAACTTACTCTCCATTGCCTTTTCGAGTTCTTTATTTGGTTCCATAAAACTCCAGTTTGTCTGTAACAAATTTGTCGATGTATCTACCAAGAAGTCGAATATACTTGGCCTTGTCAGTTTCTTCATAAACAACGCATTCTCCATTTTCACATGCCATAATAATGACTAATTTTTTTACTGCTATATTTTTCATTTCATATAGCATACAACCATACCCCATAGCCTGAACGAAATAATGTTCAATCCATTCCCGTGGTTTAGGTTTTTTAGATGTTTTAAAATCTATGATTGCCAACTCACCATCGTGTTCCGCAATACAATCAACAGTGCCAGCAATTCCTAGTTGTTTACTATATAGGGCACCTTCTAGAGTATGAATCTGATCAATACGACTCAGTTGTTCCTTTGATATCTTAAATAAAAAATCAGATATTGGAGGAACCTTCGGCAACTTTTCATTCTTTAGGTAATGCTCAGTGAGTGTGTGCATATCTGTTCCACGAGTCGTGGCAGCTTTGGTTATGCGGTCTGCCTCTTCGTTACCAACTCTTTTTCTCCAATCAAGAAAAATTTGTTTGTTAAAATGACTGGTGATAGATGTGATGGATACTAATTTAAGTAACTCCTCTTCATCAGGTATTTTATAATACCTCACACCATCAATTGTTTCTCTCTCTATTGGTTTAAGATCTAAGTCTATATGGTTAAACATCAAAATTTATCTCTAGTTTCGATAAAAGATATTCTTTGACAAGTCCTGAACGAACGATGTCATTAATATCAAACTCTATTATATCAAATGATGGCATTTTACGCAAGATGTTCATGAAGTTAACGATACCATTCTTATCATTTGTTTTTACTAAGTCAGTCTGACTCGCATCACCACAGAAACATATTTTTGTATTTTCTCCCACACGAGTGATGATACTATCGAGTTCATGAAAGTTTAAATTTTGAAACTCATCAACAATAATAATAGAATTGTCTAATGTAGTTCCACGAATAAAGGATGTGCTCCAAAACTTGATTGTCTCCTGCGCTTTCAGATTACCATAGAGCATCTCAAAATCTGCATCAGATGGCATCTGAAACATGTACTTCACCATATTTTTATATGGTATTTGATAGATATCTGCTTTATCCTCGTGATCACCAGGCAGAAATCCAATCTCCCTTGTAGAGACTAAAGATCTAACCAGATATATTTTCTCATAAGGTGTGCTCTCGTCTAAAACATCGGAAAGTGCCTTATATAAAGTGACAAAAGTTTTACCTGTACCTGCACACCCATAAGCCACAATATTTTTTTGTGCTTCATAGGAATCAAATAATCTTTTCTGATTATCTGATAATGGTTCAATGTCAACAAGATATCCATTATTCAGAGGTTTTTTCCTCTTCATTTGTTTAGCAGTCAAACCAACACCAATCGGTTGATCAGAACTTGACCCTCTTTTTTTTCTTGCCATTTTAATCTAAATCATGTGTTTCATGTGAGGATTCGGTAGAAGATTCGTAAGATCCTTTACGTGCCAATCTTCCAGAAACACCACCAGATCTTTCAGACTTTTTAATAATTTGATTCCAACTAGGATGCTTCTTATTTAATTTATCTTGCCATTCTCCAACACTTTCAATTCCTAAACCAGGCACAGTAGAGGGATCAGAGTAATCACGAGTCCAATCTGGATTGTCTTCTTTCCATTTATCCCAGTCCATCACACTCATTACGACCTCTTTTCGGTCACCAGTTTTATTGTTAACAACAGGGTATGTAGCCATAATTATAAAGTAATGTAAAATTATTTAGACCCACTCAAGGGCTTCAGATACAGCAGGGAATTGTTCGGTAAATACCTCACGACATGCCTCTGCAATATCCATATGTTCCTTTTGAGTTCCATGTGCAGATCTTAAATTAATATAATGTATCCAAGATCGACACGAACCTGTCATGTATATACGAGTTGGTGTACATAATGGTAAAACCATTCTAGCACATTCTTTTGCAACACCCAACTCTAACATTTGATTATACAGTGCAAGAGATGAACCAAAAAGAGTTCCCATCTGCATATTTAATGACTGTATTACTTTAGGATCTAAATCATCCGTAGAATTTTGACGATTTTTACTATCCTGTTTACGAAGTTTAGGTAGTTCTATGCTTCCTAGTAAGTTACTATCAGCATATCGTTGAGAAAACTCTTGGAATGTAAAACTACGATGTCTTAATATCTGTGCTGCGATTGCACGGGTTGTTTCTATTTCAAGAGTCATTGTAGATTGTTCGAAAACAGACCAATGATTATGTTTAATACAATACTTTAATAATCCTGCATAGTTTGGATTATCTTGATTATTTGGATTAGAAACTCTGGCGATATGTGCCATAGTTTTTTCTGCATCTGGAGTGATACTTATTAAATTAACGGTCATTTAAATCCTTTGGATGTTTTTTCTTCAAATATTGCTATCTCATTTTTAGCAATTTCAAGTTGTTCTTTAATTAATTTTATTTGATCTTCATCAAAGAGTTCCCTTTTTTTTAATAATCTTTCAAGCAATTTTACTAATTTTTTTGCTCTCATTCGTCGTCATCCTCAAAAATTTGATCATAATTTAAATAACTATCCTCATCTCTTAGTTTTTTATAATCTTCATAAGTAATATATGAAGTTTTATCAGAGTAAACCTCTGCTTTTAATTCTGATACAGCACGTTCTAAATCGTTGATAAGAACTTTCAGATTTTCTACGTTCATGATATTTTCATTTTATTTATCATAGCATAAAAAAAGGAGGGTTTCAACCCTCCCTGTATTAACTGCAAGGTGATGCCTTGCTTTTAACCTTAAGACCACGATACATTAAATCGTGTCTTTCACGCTTTGCTGCTTCCGCAACAACTTTTGCGTTGTACTCTTCAGTGTCATACTCGACACCACGATAAGTGACTGTTGCCATTGGTTTTTCCTCGGTAGTAGGGGTTTTAATCCCGTTCCTTCAGTCAACTGTGCGTCCTCAAAGAGGATGAACGATCCGTTCCGAGTCGGCTTACTTGCGTCCCTAGTGGGATGAACGTTGTGTTAATTCTAACACATTCATATTATATAGGCAAGTAAAACTGTAATATCTGTTACATTTTAAAAAATCTTAAGGGTCAAAAAATTTTGCCGAATTTTTTTTGCCCTATTTTTGGATTTATCTTCTCTTTTTCTTTTCCTTTGGTTTCTGATACATCCATAAACCTGGTCTGATATTACCTTTACCATAGTTAATCTTCTTTAATCCACCCTTAAACTTATCATAATACATATCAAACAAGGTTACCTGAGTACCTCTTGATAGATCATGAAAGGTTTCATCATTCACCTGATATTCAATTATGTATGCATCTGTAGGAAATTGTGTGCTTGATAATTGTTCTGACTTAGCCCTCTCTACTAAAATTTCACAACCATATTTTTCCTTCAAACTATCCTTCTCTTTCTGAGACCAAGATGTTTGAGTTTTTGTTTCTTCCATTATGTTCTATTACCCCACTGAACATCAGGATATGCTGCAGCAACTATATCCTGAGTAATTTTATATACTTCACCCAATCTTTTGTCCTTACAGAGAATAACAATTTCTGCTTCCAATGGATGCAATCCCTCTAAAATATTAATAAACATTGATTCTCTACGAAGATTATTCATTCCATCATCACCACCTCTCAAAAAACGGTAAAAATGTTTCCACTCTCTTCTGATAGTTGTATGTCCTTGCCCATCACTAACACCTAAAGAAAAATTTCCCTGTGCATGCATTGATCTGACTTCTTCAGATATTTTTGCACTGACTCCACCTGTATACGTATTATTATCATCGTATCCATTATAAGGAACTTCTCCATCTGGAAGAATACTAACCAAACTTTCATCAAAGTTCCAGATTAACACTGCCTTTAAAGACATATCTTCATATCTTTTAAGAACTTCAATTTTCTTTGCTTTAGTTCTTTGTTTTGATACTAAATCTAATACCTCAAAGACAAAAGGATTTCTTGGTAAGTCAAGACTTACAGGTTTTTTAACGGTGACTGTTCTAGGTTTTCTAGTTTTAGTCTTCGTCTTCTTCGTTGCTGTCATAATTTTCAAATCTAAATGCGACAATATCGTCGGGAACTAAGTTCCCATTTTCATCAAACATCTCTGGATGAGGTCTTGGTATCTCTTGATAGTTCATCATATAGTCCCTGATTATCCAACCAGTCACGGCACCAACAGCAAATAATAAGAATGCTATTGGAAGTGTAACGATTGTAATAAGTTCTGTGGTCACAGTAAAACCTCCCTTTTTTGGTTTGTTAAGGATGAGCTCAACACCACGATTGACTTTGAGATCGCTTCTATTTATCTCAGACGTTGATAACTTTTTTTTCTTGGAGGAATTTGATTGAGTCAACGCATCCTCCTAATTTTTTACCATCAACCACAACTTGTGGGAAGGTGCTTCCTTGACCAAACTCCTCATAAAAAGATTTTTTATCAAAGTGTTCTCCTAAATTATACACAACATACTTGAGGTTTGTCAAGGTCAAAACTTTTTTTATTTTTTCACAGTATGGACATCCATCCTTTGAGTAGACTGCAAAATTCATACGTCCCTTAAAATTTTATTTATTTGATTTTGGTAATTAAGAAATTGTTAATTATCAGGTAATCCAAATCTATATTATTAAAGGTGTCAACTGCATCCTTTGGTGTTTCAATAATAGGTTGACCATTATCATTAAAGGATGTATTAAGTAATATCGGACAACCAGTTTTTTCACGATACTTTTGTAACAATGTCGTAACTTCTGGATGTAATTTTTTATTCACAGTTTGGATTCGACATGTACCATCTTGATGTGTGATTGCACCAATGTTTTTTCTTTGATGTGGTTTTACAACCAATGAATATAACATATACTCGTTAGGATAATCCTCTTGGAAATATTCTTTCTGATATTCTTCGAGCATAATACCTGCAAATGGTCTCCACTCTTCACGATGTTTGATCCGTGAGTTTACGATGTCCTTATTCTTCTTTGGTTGTGGGTTCATAAGTATCGACCTTGATCCAAGCGCTCTTGGTCCGAACTCAGAACGATTCTGAAACCACCCTATGATCTTGTTCTGTGCAAGTAAGTCAGCAGTCACCTCACATAGTTCATCAAAGTTATCGTACTTCTTATACTGCGTCTCAGACACTGCCTCTTGGACTTCCTCTTCATCATAAGTCTTACCAAACAAAGAGATGTTATGTGGTAGAGTGACCTGTCCTTTGTTTCGGAAGACTCCATAGGCAGCAGCTCCGAATGACAGTCCTGTGTCATCAGGGAAAGGTGGTATGTGTATGTTCTCTGTAATCTCATTCTTTCTTAAAACAGAGTTGGCAAGTATGTTTAGAAAGACTCCACCCGCAAGACATAAATTATCCTCAATATATCCTTCCTTCTTCAGTTCTTTCATCCACTCAAGCATTCCCTGTTCAAAGTTATGCTGAAGTTGCTTTGCCTTATTCTCTGGTGAAAGATTGCCGTAGTTAAAGTCACGACCAGGAAATGATTCTAGTGCAACCTGTGGCATACCTTCAAAGTGTGTTCTCCAATCTTTCTTAAACTCTTTAATGTTTCCATAGGCAGAAAGACCCATCACCTTACCACAGAAAGTTTCTCTATATTTGGGATCTGTAAGTTGTATATCTTTACCAATCTTGTTAACATAAATGTGATATGCCCACATCCAATAATAGTTTCCTAGATTATTTGTTTGAGGAATACCAGCATAGTATTTAAATATATTTCTACTCTTATCAAAATGTCCGAAGGAATGATTCTCACAAGCAAATATATTTCCTGTAGTATCAAACAAAACTGATCCTGCATTATCAAGTGTCAAAAATGATCCTTCATTATAATCACAGGAGAATACAGAAGAGTATGCGTGACATAGATGATGTGATACTATCTGCACCTTTGCATTAGGGAAATATCTTTTTACCTTCTTCTCAATTGTCTTATTAATATAGTTCTTATAGAATTGTTGATTCGCCATTGATGGAACAATAACTAAATCAATATCATTCTTATCTAAGTTTCCTGCTGACAGACAATACTCAATGGACTTTCTCGGAAAGTTACCATCATATTTAATTTTACTTAATCTCTCTTCACTAATACTAACACAGTGCTCACCATCCTTAATCAGAGTTACACTTGCACCATGAGTCCAAGAATCCTCTGATTGTTTTAAAAGTTTTGGATTGTCAGAAATTAAAACATTCCAACCAATCGCACCATAAAGTCCAATTACATTCATGATTCTTTGTCAACTGCCTCCACAATTTTATCAAAGTCAAATATATCATCATCCTCATCTACATAAGGATACTCTGCCTCCTGACCAGTAAAGTCAAAGTCAAACAATACACTGTTTGGTAACTTACACTTAGCAGGTTTCTTTGCCTGTATATTTGTATGCATATCCCACCCAAATACTTTTGGACTTGTACCATTCCATAGTACAACTGATGGTAGTTTGAGTGCTGCAGCAGCATGTTGCATACAACTATCAATCAAGATTCTTTTTTCACTGTGCAATAGAAGACTCACCAATTCCATGTTGCTCATTGGATCTTTGATTGCCTCAACACCATCTAAAATTTCACTGGTTGGTTTTGTGACTTGGAAGATATGATAATCATCTTCATAACGATCTACAAGTTTCTGTGCCAAAACTACAGGCATGTCTCTTGCCCACAAGTATGGTCTTTGTTCCTGATACATACCACCATTGGTTTGTATCACCATTATCGGTTTACCGTTTGCTCGATTTGGCCAGAATTCTTTTGCTAACTTTCTTTGTAATGGATTATATTTTATCTGTGGCATCTCCCCATTATAATCAAGACCATACATCTTGCACCAAGATTCAACAAGAGGAAGTTTTTTATTTACGTGATCAGTTGTGAAGTATGGTTCATTCGCAAAGACTAATGAATCCATACCATCAACATAAGTTTGATAAAAGTAACTTGTATTTCCCATCTGATAGACACGATCTACAAATGGAAGGTTCTGAAATATCTCAATCCAGACACCAGTTACTATCAACTCACGACTTGGAAAGTTGTTCTTAATACACTTCGCAACTGCCGTAGCTGCAATATGTTTTCCAAATCCACCTTGTAAATGAAACAAAGAATATTTTTTTTGTGGCATAATAAAGTATTATGATGTAAGTTAGAAAGGTAGATCCTTATTAACGTGTGATGGTGTAGGAGGTGTCTTAACTGAATTGATCCAAGACTCCTGATTAACCTTTGTGTTGGAACTATCAAGATAATTCTTAACTTCAGTCCAATTTAATATTGTGTCTTGTGTCAAACTATCATATCCAACAAATCCTGCTGTCGAAGTTGTAACACCTTCAGTTGTGATACCAATACTGTCATCACCTTCAATAGTGAGATTAGCTGGATCGGAATCATCAACAGATACAGTTTTAACAGTTACCTCTGAAACTATATTATCAGAGTTATTAACAATTTGCAATCCTGTTACGGTTTGAGTGTGTGTAATCGCCATTTTTTAATTTACTTTATGTTTTATTTATTGTGAAAATAGGTTGTAGCTATTTCCTGTTGTTTGTGGTGTAACAACTTTCGTCTGTGTTGAAAAAGTTTTAATTGGTTCTTTCCAGAACTCAAGACTCTCTTTGTTACTATTATATAGATCGATAATAGAAGAGGGAAGAACCTCTGATGGATCTGATGAAATTTTTTCTAATTTAGAATGAACTTCATGCATATCATCTAATCCATATGTGGTAATATCATCCTCTCGATGTTGATTTGACAAATTATCAAAGGAATGGGGGAAAGAATCCTCACCTAAAAAAGTATAAATTTTATTTAATTCACCTTGTGGATCATCCACTAAATCATTATAGTCCACATAATGAAATTTGTCACTATACCCTTCCTCAACTCCAAGTTTAGTTGCATTTAATGATTCCCATACAATACCGTCATTATTTAAAAGATGTTGACATCTATTCTCATCATTGATTGGTATGTTTGATTTTACTAGATATTCATCTACAAAATTAATTCTTGGTTGTCCATCCTTAAATGGATTACGTTTAATCATCATGAGGATCGATGTTAGTATCTCATCAATTCTTCGAACTGGCACAATTATCTTTGCTTCTTGCTTGATGTATCCTTCAATAAAAGGCACTCTCGCACACCAAGCACGATTCTTATCTATCACAACTGGTTTTTCTATATCATAATACCAATTTTCTATAACTGATTCGATAATCTGATTGACAGCATCTGGTTTTGGATATCCAGTGTATAATTCATTCGATATAAAATTATTATGTATCGCATACATTGCACCAAGAACAGGACTTGATGGTCCTGAATAGAGTCTTGGATTCTGATTTAATAATGTTGACAATAGGGTGCTTCCTGCTCTCGGAAGACCTGCCATAAAATAAAATTTCTTCATAAAAAATTCAATTTACTTAATAGTTATCCTTTACCAACAACAGGTAAAGACCAACTTAGATAATCCATTGTAGTGGAGTCTATTGATGATCCTCCTCCGCCTCCTCCACCGCCAGAAGTTAAATTTTTCCAACTACCATTTATATTAACATAAACTATGTCATCTGTCACGTTTTTCCAAGATCCACTGACATTTACGTATATATCGTCTGATTGTTTCCACGTTCCATTAACATTCACATATGCATTATTTGATACTGGTGTTCCACCTCCGCCTCCACCACCACTACTCTCAACATCCACATAAAATGATGGTAAAGACCAATCAAGATAGTCCATTGATTGTATTTGTGCTCTAGTTGGAAGTGCCATAGTTTACCTCAGATAGTTCTACCCTCTAATGGGATATTAATTTCCTCTAATTTTTTTTGGTACTCTTGTTGTCGGGTTTCCTCTGCTGCGATTTCAGCTAAACCCTCATCTACAAGCACATCAAGTTCAGATTGTGATGCACCAGTTTTAGTTTTAATCCACATACATTCATCTGGATCATCACTATATCGAACCTTGTATCGAGTAACTCCATCTCGGACTAATTGTGTTTTTAATGTTGTGTATGCCATAGTCTTTATGCCTGTGTAGCTGAAAAATCATCCAAATATACATTATGATTGCTGTTGTTCACATAATATCCCATAGCATATATATCTACCGCACCAGCTTCTGTTGGTGTGAATGTCAAAGAACACTCAACCCATGAGTTGATTGTAGTGTCAGTGATGACTGCATCAACTTGAGCTGTGACTCCAGCAAGTGCACCACTCTTAACTCTAAGACCACCATTAACACCCGTACCATCACGATAAACCCAAATCTTACAGGTGACTGCAGCATTTGCATTTACAACAAGTTTTGTAAGGAGCCACTCAATTGGAGAAGCACTACCTGCACTACTACTACTTATATCAATTTTCCAAGATACACCCGATGCAGTATGTCTAATTGTTGTTTCTTTTTCAACAGTTCCATATTGATACTGAGTTAAAACTGCCCCAGAAACTCCATCATGATTTTTTGAATACCAAGCCTTTCCTGGTTGAATATTATGACTACTAGTATAATTATCAACCACATTATTAGTATATATGTCTTCATAATATATGTAATATTGTGAAGTTGTGATTCCACCCAGATTTATTTTAATTGGACCACTTTGACCAGTATACATTGTATATTGATTCAGATTATTTCCATTTCCACCACCTGATTTGTTATATTCGTTACTTGTGAGTCTTGTCTCATAAATGTAATCTATGTCCGCAGTACAATATTGAGGTGAGACTCCATAATAGTAATCTCTATATGACATAATACCAACTTTCATTCCATTGGATCGGTAGGGTTGAAAGGAATACCCACTTGGTCCACCACCTGGAGTTCTTCCAGTATTTAAAACTTCTACCTTAACAGAATTGTTATCATAGGTATAATAATTATATTGCGTAGAACCATATGCTTCTATCCTGTTCCATCTATTTGTACCATGTCTTGAATATTCATGCCTAATAGTCGTATAAGCTCCAAATGCAAACATTGATCTTCCATAACCAACATCATAATCTTCTGTTCCACTTGAGTCACCACTATCACAACTACTGAACTGAATAGACCTATCATATCCATAACTTCCCCATATTAACATATCCCTGTAAGCATAACAACTTTGAAAGTATAATGGATAATTACCACCCATTCCCCCAACATTCATAAAACTGCAATATTGGGCGCTATTGAAATATAGACCATAGTATCCTTTTATTCCAATCAGATTAGAAATATCAGCATAATTGCAGTCAAATCTCATTAATGCATTTCTACTATTAATTCCATTTATCGCAGTGTATCCCCCATCATATTGAGATGCCATACTATTACTTGCATCCCATCCACCACTTATTGTAATACGATTTGTTGTACTTATACCAGAAACATTACTAGTAAAATATGTTCCAGGGTAAGTGGTACTGCCACTACTGCCAGGATCGATATCCATGTCCTCTTTTAATCTCAATGGTTCAATTTTATACATGGGGACTGTTTGTGTTCCACCATTACTGAACGTGATACCAAGTCCTGGTGATTGGTAGGAATTAAACCCTTCAATTGGCCAAGAGCATATTTCAGGAGTATAATAACCCACTGGATGAGCATTGTAAAACTGTGTACCATATCCTCCAGTCTCAAGTTTGATTATTTTTTCATTTATTATACTATTAATCAAATGATAACATGGCCAATCGGTTGAAGTTTTAAGTCCAACGATACTATCAAGTGTCAAACTATCGGCAGCAGAGGATGCTTTGGATGCGATAATATTATCAAGATAAATGGTTTGTGAACCATTATCAGCAGTAACATAAAGAGCTACTGATTGTATGGCGGAATTTAAATTCGTTCCAAAATCAGTTTTCATAGTTCTCCAGAAACCCTGATTTGTCAAACTGTCAGTGCCAGTATAGATTGGTGCTGTGTGAACACCTACATCACCTTGTGTATCTGTGCATAATACTAAACTCAAGTTTGGATTGGATGGATTAGATCTAGTTCCACTATCCTGTCCCACCCAGAATGATATCTGTTGATATGAAGATAAATTAAGTGTGCCAGTTGCAAAGTATGCTGCCTTACCTGTTGTAAAGGCACCATCAATCACAAATTTATTTGAATAAGCACGACTTTTAATTCTAGTATTAGTACTCCAAATACCTGTGCTTGTCTGTAATGATGCAGTTACATTACTCGATGCAGTCCAATTACCAGTTTGATTGTAACAAGCTACATTTTTTACCACAGCATTTGTTAAAGTAATTTGAGTGGCTTTACAATATCTAAAATACCCATTACCTGATCCAGTCGCAGGTGCCGTGTATTCATTTAATTTAAAGTTATTACTATCAACTACTGTTACTGTCCACACACCATTTGGTCTTTCATCTTCTGTCGAGTGACTAGAATTATTCCAAATCCTTATCAGATCACCAGTTTTCATTCCATGACCACTATGATAGCAACTTGTTTCACCAGTCGTTGTACTAAAAGTAAATTGTATATTGTGTGATCGATAGACATCCCCACTACAATTATTAATTTTTGCAGTCGCATCAAGAAGAGTGCTTGGTTGACCAGCGATTCTTATTTCATCACCACCTGTTGGTGTGCTACTAAAACTATTAATTGTCTTCTTTCTATTTGCAAAAGATGTTCCATCATTGCTATCGTTTCCATTCTTAAAATCTAAGTAATAAACAGTCATTGTGAGTTACTTCCTCCCCGTGTTATATCTATACATGTTTAAGACGTATACTTTATCCAAATGTCACCATCACTTCCGCCACTTGGAGCCGATGTGGATGTGGTGATTTTTCTGTGTCCATTTGCACTTGATGCAGCACTGGTTGCCTGAACACATCCACCAATGACAACGTTATAGGAACTGTCACCAGTAATCCAATTAGAAGAACCACAACCAATGACAAGTTGTGCACTACCAGTTGCAGAGGCAACATCCGCATTAGGACCAATTACTACGTTAGAACCACCAGTTGTAATACTATCACCTGCACAATATCCCAAGAGGATGTTAGCACCACCTGAAGTTAGATTAAGTCCTGCACACATTCCAATTGCGATAGTATAATCACCAGTAGCACAAGTAGATCCATCACTACATCCTGCTCCAGCTTTTGTACCTATAAAGACACTATTATCACTACCAGAAGCCTTAATACCAGCATAACATCCAACGAAGACACTATTATTAGTACTAGTACTATATCTACCAGCACCATTACCTATGAAGACATTATCGTGTCTTCCACTTGACTGAATTCTACCAGCTGTATTTCCGATATAAACATTACGGTAACCAGTCTGATCATCTCTTCCTGCATGTCTTCCAAATTGTACGTTATAACAACCAGTGGTATTAGCACATCCTGCATAATATCCAGCAAAAACATTACAACCACCATTTGTGGTTATATAACGACCAGCATTTGTTCCGAGAGCAACGTTATGTGATGCTCCTGTAGCCTCGGAACCTGCATTACATCCAAGAAAAACATTTTTGATTCCAGTGGTAATTTTTTTACCTGCATGATATCCAAATGCAACGTTATAAGAACCTGATCCGCCTGTTCCAGCACATTGTCCAGCATAATATCCTATAAAGGTGTTGTGATTACCACAAGATTTTTCTCCAGCTCCTTGACCGATGAAAACTCTCGAATTTCCTGCAGTTGGGCATTTACCTGCACCAAGACCAAACATTACATTATAACAACCAGATACGTTAGCACATCCAGCTGAGTATCCACCAAAGAAATTAGTTTTACCAGTTGTGGTATTTCGACCTGCATTATTTCCTATGATGACGTTGAAATCACCAGCGTCTAATTTACAAGCTGCACATTGACCAATGGCAACGTTACAAAGGGAGTTAGAAGTGGAACAAGCACCAGCACTTGTACCAGCATATAAGTTTCCTTGTGAGTCTGGTGAGAATCCTGCTCCACCGCCTCCACCACCGTTGAGTTGGTTGCCATCCTTGTCGTAGATGTTATATGAACTGTCACCATAAATCCATTTATTTGCTCCGATGCCAATCGCCATTTGATTATTACCAGTGGTAGATGGTAATTGTATATTACATCCAATTGCAACGTTATTATCTCCTGCTGTTGAGCATCGAGCAGCATATTTACCTACAAATGTATTTCCACTTTCACCACCTGTAATACATCTTCCTGCTCTAACTCCTATTATGGTATTATTATCACCAGATGTAGCTTCACCATAAGATTCAAAACCAAAGAAGGCATTGTAATTACCACTAGTAATAAATTTTCCAGCACGAGATCCTACATAAGTGCTTGATTGAGTACTGTTGTTAGAACAATATGCTGCACAAGTACCAACCACTGTGTTCATCCAACCATTGGTACCAGTCATAGAATATGCAGCTCTACTACCAACTGCAATTAAACTGTTGTAGCAGTAAGTTCTTGCAGCTTCACATCCAATGAAAACGTTAGCTGAGAAATTACCATTATTACCACATTTTCCTGCACCACATCCAATTACAACATTACAACCACCCCCACTAGTTCCTGATGCAACAGATCCATATCCAGCACACTTTCCTATGAAAACATTCGCACTACCATCTACTAAACAATGACCTGCATTACATCCTAAGATGATATTATCTTCAGCACTAACATTTAAACAACATCCAGCACAAGTTCCATCAGAAACCAAGTTAGTGCTTTGGACTAACTTCAAGCAACCACCTGATCCACCGCCACCGCCTCCACCGTTGAGTTGGTTACCATCCTTATCATAAATGTTAAAGTTACTGTCACCACAGATCCACTTACTACCTCCAACACCAATAATAAATTGTTTATCACCAGTAGCTGATGCCACCTGAGTATTATATCCAATAACAACATTACACTCACCATCTGTAATGGTGCATCCAGCACACTTACCAATGGCAATGTTACCACAACCACATTGTAATTTGTCTAAAACATAATATCCCATTCCAATATTATGTGATGTGCAACACATATAACCACTACTACCACCATTATTAGCAGCATAATATCCCATTAAAATATTATTACTATTTCCTGTTCCATGGTATGCAACACTATTTCCAAAATAAATGTTATTACTACCACCACAGTTACAATATCCAGAATACTCACCAATAGCAATATTATTATCACCACCACATAGTTTAGTATATGCTAATTGTCCCACCACAAAGTTATGATTTGCACCACTACCAGTATATCCAGCTTGATAACCAGCTATAAAGTTATGAGTTCCATTAGTATTTCCACCCGCTGGATTAACACCTAAGTAAACGTTACAATAACCAGTGCCACTATATCCAGGACCAGCATTATATCCAATCTGAACGTTTTTATATCCAGTGGTATTTCCTTTTCCTGCGTAAGCTCCTATGAATACATTATTATCACCCGATAGATTCGCTACACCAGCACAGCATCCGATATAAACATTATTATCACCAGCACAATCAGCAGTTCCTGCCTTATAACCTAAGAAGATATTAAAGCAAGTATCTGCGTCTTTAGATGCACCAGCACTAGTACCTGCTGTTAAGTTCTCTTGTCCATCTGGTGAGAATCCCCCACCACCTCCTCCAGAAGCAGTCCATTTAATGGCACTACCAGTTGAACTTAATACCTGACCACTAGATCCAGTGGCTCCATCACAATCAATAATACCAGCGCCTGGTTTAATGTGATAAGAACTATTACCAGTTAACCAATAGTTTCCTTCAACTCCAATTGCCAGTTGAGTACTACCAGTTGCAGAGGCAACACAAGTATTTTTACCAATTGCCACATTATCAGATCCAGTTGTTATGTTACAACCTGCACCGTAACCAATTGTGACGTTATCACATCCAGTTGTTATATTGTAACCTGAAGCATAACCAAGTGCAGTGTTACATCTTCCTTCAAGATAATTAAGTGCTTGCATACCAACAGCAACGTTCATTCCACCACTTCCAGCGGTACGACATGCCGTGTCTGCCCCAATAAAGATATTGCGATTACCAGTTTGTTTATATCCACCTGCCCATCCCATTGCAATATTATGTTCACCTACACACTTACCTGCATAAGGACCTATTGCGATATTATAATGATTACTAACACTACTTCCTGCAGCGTAACCCATTATAACATTATGACTATGTGTTGTTAGATTATATGCAGCAAAACCCATTATGATATTATCACCACCCGTGGTTAACTGTGGTGCTGCTCGATATCCAAGAAGAACATTACCACCACCAGATGAAAGTCCACAACCAGCCTTACATCCGATTGCAACGTTGTTAGCACCTGTTAGACCACCAGAATCACCACATCCTGCATACATACCCATGAAAATATTTTCGTATCCAGTGGTAGAATTTCTTCCTGCCTGACATCCAATGAAAACGTTTTTATCACCACTTGTTTGATCTTGACCTGCACAAGTTCCTAGTATGATATTGTCAGTCGCACCAGAGAAATTACATCCAGAACAAGATCCATCAGAAACATAGTTTCTATCTGCTACTAACTTCAGGCAACCACCTGATCCACCGCCACCAGAAATACCAGTTAGTGCAGAACCATCACCATATAATTTGTATGCAGATACAATACCAACACTTATTTTACTTGTAAGTCCGACACCAACCGCATTATCTGGTGCTGTTGTTCCAATACCCACAAGAGTCTCACCAGCGGCATTTCTACATCCAACAATCCAATGAACACATCGTGCATTTGGATCTGAATCATAAGCACAAACACCAATTACTAATTGTTTATCTGCTGTGGCAGATGGTAATAATGCTCTAACACCTATCGCAATGTTACCATCACCACAACACATGTTTGATCCTGCACGAGTTCCAAAATAAGAATTATAATTTCCACCACACTTTTGTTCGTGAGCTGTATATTTTCCAACAAATACGTTACCACTACCTCCAATAAAGCATCTTCCCGCACAGGCACCTATCATAGTATTGCTATTACCAGTCGCACATATTCCAGCACTCTGTCCAAAGTAGGCATTGTATGTTCCACCAGTCGCACACTTACCAGCGTCTCTACCAACGTATGTGTTAAGTTGTCCTGTAACACTACAGTATCCAGCACAGTTTCCAATGATTACACTATTCCAACCATAAGTTTGGTTCATAGAATATGAAGCCTTGTTACCTATGGCTATCATACTATTAAATACATGATTGTATCCAGCACATTCACCAATTATTATATTACTACCACCACCACTTCCATTTCCTAAGGCTTTATAACCTATGGCAACTTCTTTTGAAGCTGTGGTTGCGAGAATTCCTGCAGTATATCCGAAGAATACGTTATAATCACCACTGGTAACACTCTTTCCAGCACAAGTTCCTAATATGATATTGTCAGTTGCACCAGAGAAATTACATCCAGAACAAGATCCATCAGAAACATAGTTTCTAGTTGCGACTAACTTCAGGCAACCACCTGATCCACCACCACCGCCAGAAGCAGCAACCCACTTAACATAGGCACCAGTTGAACTTAAGACCTGACCATTACTTCCGACAGAACCAGTGCAATCAGTAATACCTTTTCCTGGTTTGATGTTGAATGAACTATCACCAGTAATCCAGTAATTGGTTGTGATACCGATTCCCAACTGAGTCGGACAATTTCCACCAGTTAAAGGAGGTTGTATTGAGTTTCCGATTAATATAACATCTCTTCCACACCAAGACTGCATTGAACCATGAGCAGATGGTTGTCCGTGTCCAATGATTATATTACAACAACTTTGACTACCTGACATACAGTAACCAGAACACATTCCAATGAATATTGATCCTGGACTATTTTGAGTACTACCTGCATGTCCACCAACTCCAACTGCTTGGTCTCCACCTTGATTAAGTGCATTTGCACCAAAGGCAGTTACATGGTTACCACTACCTGAATGGAAAGCCTGACATCCTACGGCAGTTGACCATTCAGTGTTACCTATACATCTCCCTGCACAAACACCAATGAAAACTGAATCATGCATATATGCATTGTTACCACCAAGAGCTGATCCACCTGCACAATATCCCAAGACAACATTGCAACCATATGGTCCAAATGAATACTGGGAAACACCCGCATGTGCTTTGTATCCCATTACAATATTGTAATGTCCACAATCATTACAGCAAGATGAGTCAAAACCAATCGATATATTATAACATCCAGTTGTATTAGCTAATCCAGCATTTCTACCAAGAAAAATGTTATCCTGACCTGTACAACCTGGACTAGCTGCTCCAGGAGCTGAATTTTTACCTGCACAACGACCTATAAAAATATTATCGTCTGCCGTACCACTTAGATCACATCCAGAGCAAGATCCATCAGAAACATAGTTACCAGTACCTATTAACTTCAGGCAACCACCTGATCCACCACCAGAGATACCAGTTAAGTTTGAACCATCACCATAAAGTTGATAGGCAGATAAGATACCAACTGATAACTTCTTAGTATTTCCTGAAGTTACTGCTGCGTTTGGATTTGTAGTTCCGATACCGACATTATAATCACTATTACCAACAATCCAATTATTAGCAGCAATACCAATTGATAATTGATAATTATCAGTTCCTCCCCAATGAGCACCAGCACCACAACCGAGTGCGACGTTATATGAACCTGTGGTGTTACATTGACCAGCATGCTTTCCAATAAAGACATTTCTACCACCTGATGTATTGCAAATTCCAGCAGAGGCTCCAAACATAGCATTGTAACCACCACTCGAAATCTTTAATCCAGCGCTTACGCCAATCACTGCGTTTTGACCACCACTTGTTATGCATTTACCTGCATCAGCACCTACAAAAACATTAGCACTACCAATTATCTGGTTAGCATTTCCACCGAAACCAGCCTGACTACCAATTGCAATATTAGAAAAAGCAGTATTGCAAACATTTTTACCAGCACCTGCTCCAATGTAAACTGAACTCTGACCCTCCCTGACTCTGCAACCAGTAAGATCTCCTATAAAAACACCTGAACATACACAGGTACCTGCACCATTGTCTCCACCATAAAGTGCCTGATTACCTAATGCAATATTAAATTGACCACGACAGAACTTTCTTGCTACTTCATTACCAATGAATAGGTTACACTTATTTCCAACAGAACATTCACCTGCCTTCTTACCAATTATTATATTTTCTTCACCAGTTGTCTCTGATGCTCCAGCACAGAAACCAAAGAAGAGATTATAGTTACCAGATGTGACTGCCTTTCCTGCACCCACACCGATAGCAAAATTTCGATCACCTGCACAGTTAGCCTTCAGTGCATCATCACCTATACCAATGTTAAAGCATGTATCAGCATCGGACGCTGCACCAGCATCAGTACCAGCATATAAGTTTTGTTGATCGTCTGGTGTGAAACCACCACCAGTAATTGTTACCGTGGCAATACCAGCAGATCCAGTTGTTGCAGTGACCGCAACAGCACTACCAGCAAAATTAATACAGGATATGCTACCAGCAGTACCAACTGTGGATCCCTCATCCTGAATTGTTAATCCACCAATCGCACCAGTTCCTGATGCAGTAATACCAGTCAGACATGAACCATCACCACAGAACTTGGTTGCACAGAAGATACCACCAGAATTCATTGCCTTGATAGTGGATCCTGCTAGGCATACGTTAAAGGAATTGTCACCAGTGATCCAACGATCTGTTGCATTACCAATCGCAAGTTGACAATTGCTTATCGCAGAGGGAGCTTGCACTTGAGTACCAATTAAAATATTTCTTTGACCAGATGTGACTGCACATCCTGATTGTCTTCCAAGTAATACGTTATAACTACCACTTGTGATTGCAAATCCACTTCCCTCACCTATGGATACGTTGCTACCACCAGTATTACTACCTGGTGAGCTACTACCCATCATTGCACAATGTCCTAGAGCAACGTTATCGTCACCACCAGACTGACCCATGCATCGACCAGATCCACATCCAATATATACATTTCTCCTTCCTATCTTATTACAATAACCTGCATTTGTTCCAATGAAAACATCATTATTCGCACAACATATGGCATATCCTGCTGCTTGTCCAATGGCAACATTATTATATCCTGTTGCACCAGATGAAAATCCAAGTCCTGCACTATGACCAACGTATATATTTTGATATCCAGTGGTAACACATTTACCTGCACTCTTTCCAATCAAAAGGTTATCATTACCAGAGGCTATACAATTACCACTATTTTGACCCAGAGCAATGTTATGAGTACCAGTTACAACACCAGTTCCTAATGACTTACAACCGATTGCAATATTTTCACATCCAGTTGACAAATTTTGACCAGAAGTTTTTCCTAGGAAAACATTATATAAACCAGACGTAATGGACATACCCGCCTCTTGTCCCAACCCAATATTATTAGTAGCACCTTGTGCATTGCACAATGCCTTACAACCAATTGCAATGTTACCATTACCTGAAGTGATTTTTCTACCTGCTTCTGTACCAAACAAAACATTATGTGAACCAGTGGTCAAGTTCCGTCCAGAGAAATCTCCTAATGCAATATTAGCATTTCCTGTTAATGCAGTTGCACTAGAACCGAGAGCACATCTACCTATTGAGATGTTGCAACATCCAGTTGTGTTGTTACACCCTGCATACCATCCAACAAAATGATTGTGACAACCACTGGTATTTTTATATCCAGCTCTCATACCAATGAAGGTATTACATCCACCACTATCGTTCTCTTCACCTGCCTGACCAAAGAATACGTTATAATCTCCACTTGTTGTATTCTGTCCTGCAGCACATCCTATAAAGACGTTTCTATTAGCACTATTAACCTTACATCCAGCTTTATGTCCAAGCGCTACGTTATTTTCTGCTGAACCACTAGCACACTTACCAGCATCTGTACCAGCGAATAAGTTTTCTTTTGCGTCTGGTGTGAATCCTGCATCAATACCAGTTAAACAAGCTCCGCTTCCAAAGAAACAAGTAGCAGTTACAGAGTTAATTCCAGATATATTTGTCGAACTATCACCAATTATATTTCCATTCGCAGTTATATTTCCCGTAAAAGTAGATGCACCACCAACCGTAAAATTTGTACTTATTGCAACTTTGTTGGCATTTAAGTTTAAGTCACCCTGACTATCAATGGACGGGGTTCCACTACCTAATATATTCAGTTGCCTTACGCCAAAACTTTTATCTGCCATTGATATTTTTAGTTATTTATAAGTGAAATTGTTAATATCCATATCTGGATTTGAGTGCATTATAATTTTGTTGAATTAGATCATCTGATAATGCAGAACTGTAAGCCAAAACTTGTCCAATCTTTCCATCAAAATTATTTTTGTAGGCAGGGGGAGGTGCATTGTTCTTATTCGCACCAATAGTAGTTGGACTATGAGTAAAACTATGACTAATACCTGTTAAACTAGAAACAGAACTACCATTAATATACAAGGTGTATGTGGTAGATGATTTAGTAAACGTAATGTTATACCAAGTGTTTGTTGATAAAGTTGAAGAAGAAAAACTACCAAGAATTTCTGTATTACTATTAACTAATTGTATACCATTATTGTATCTTAAAAATAAACTTTGTGAATTATCAACATCTGCAACAAAAGTTCTTTGTACTGCAAAACTATCTGAATTAAACCACATAGAAAATGTAAAATTAGCATTTGCATTAAACATATCAGAACTTGTTACTACATAGTCATCGGTTCCGTCAAAAACTAAAACACCACCATTATCTGAACTATAAGTTACCCCATTTGTTAACGTTCCATTATTTGAGCTACTGCTTAAATCAGTCCAAGTTGTTCCACTACCAGAATATGAACTACTATTACCAGCATCTAAGTGTAGAACTAAGTTTGTTGTGTTAATCTTTGGTGGAGTTTTGATTGTAAGTGCACCTGACAATATTAAATTACCAGTTGAGAATTTTAATGCAAATACATCAGGTATTGGTGTTGATACTGCAGCAT